TGCCCCCATCATAGGCAGGGCCATAATAAAAGAGTTCAATCCAATTTTAAAAGTTGCAAAAAATTTTTCTAGTCCTCCAGCCCCAGGGCCTGCTACATTATCGATTGCCGCCGTCGCTTCTTTACCAAAATCAGACATTGCCTCAATTGATCTGTAAGCTTGACCAAGAAAACCGCCTTTTCCTTCTCCAAATGTTTTCCCTAGAATCCCTTGTAGAGTGTTTACTTTTTTTGATGACTGTTGTACTTTTTGAACAAATTGATCTTGATTCTCTAAGAATTGTTTACCGGACCCTCTTTCTATTTTATCAAGTTTTTTCGCTGCTTCTTCTCTGCTAGCAGAGTATTGTTGTTGTTTTTCATTAATAATGCCATGAAGACGATCTTGTTCTCTGAGATTGTCTGCAATATTCCGATAGTGTTCATCTGCATCATTGTACAATTCCTGATTTTGTAATAAGGTCTCAGCTGATGCTATTTCAGAGTCGGTTATATCTATCAGCAACTCTTTTTTTTCGCGCAATGCCTCGTTTTGTTGTTGTATTTCTTCTGTAATTCTTTGTTGTAACTCTAATTGATCATTGGTGATTTTTGTTCGTTCGGCAGCTTCTGTTGGGGATAGTATTTTTTCGGCCATAATGTTGGGTCCTCATTTATAACAATAATTAGTTTTAAAAGAAAAATGCTCGGCTTGGCCGAGCATCTGAATTATTTATGTTGTTTTGCTTCTTTTTTATATTCTTCGATTGTACGATTAAGCCACCATTGTCTTAAGCCAACAGGAAGATTATACATTTCATATAAAGACCAGCCTCCATAATGCTTTAAATTAAAAAAGCACTCATAGACCTGCTCCATGTATTCATCGGTCAGGCCAAAAAAACTCGGTTCCAAAAGGAACCCCAACAACCTCCTCATGTTCGCAATGCTTACATTTAAAATCTTGCTGCATTATGATGTCTGGTGTTACAAGTGAAATGCATCCTCGAAGGAATTTCGAATCACCAGCTACCATATTATCAATACAATAGTTAATTGTTTTTTCATCTGTATAGCCATTAAAGTCAACAACCGACATTTTAAATTGTCTTGTGACTCCATCTTTTTCAAGAATCTTTTTGTCTTTTGTTGAAGCTGTCGCCAAAGCAACCTCTTCATGCCCTGTTAAAAGCTTAAATCTTGCAAAGATACCTGAGTATGGAAGTTCGCATGTGAACGTTCCATCGTTGTTATCTGTGATCTCTGCTTCCTCAATGTTTTCTCCACTATATTCTTCGAAATCTGCGAGATCAAATTGGAACTTGCTAATCTCTCCGCAAGCCGGACATTGAACTTTTGTTCTATAATCTGTTCCGTATGCCGATGCTCTTGCGTGGATCATGATTGCATTTCTATCTCCCGTCAACAAAGAGCGATGGTCAATTGATTTGTCTTTTATAAGGTTCTGAATCAATCGATCAATTGCAAGACCTGACTTTAACAAAGATCTGTTTGTCAAAATGTCTTCATCTTTTGCTGTCATGTATCTAATTTCAATCGAATCTTTTCCATGCAATGGATGATCTTCTGGGTATTTACCTTTTGATGGCAACTGCACAAATTCTGTTGGCATAACAAAATCCATTGGATTAGCCATTTGTGGTGCATCCTCTGATGGTGTTGGTTTGTGAACGCCCATCAAACGTTCTTCATTGTTTCTTCTCATTTAAACTCCGAGTTTATTATGTTGTTCCGACGAGTGTTCCATCGCCTGTTCCTTCTGATAATTCTGCCCAATCATAGGCAACATCTAAAGTATATTCTACTGCCTCATCTGACTTATAATCAAGGGAACCCCAAGAAATCTTTGTAATTATTGGATTATAAAGAGTCCAAGTCTCTGTTGGATTTCCTTCCGCATTAACTTGTATGATACGAAATTGCGCTCCATCTGTGGCGTTATAAGAGGATCCAAATGATCTATCGATCATGGCTGCTTTCTCTGGTGCTACGACGGGAGCTAATTTATTTTCTCCTGCGTTCGGGAGAGTTGATTCAACACCTCTGGGGTTAACATAACCAGAGGCTAAGAGCATTTCCATAAGGGTTTTGCTTGTTGATCTTTCTACTGCTGACTCTTGTCCGATACCGCCCAAAGTGACGTTGGATGATCCCCAAATGCCCGCATCAACAAACTTTACCGAAATATTCTCCCACTTAGGAATCCCAGGATATTTATAAAAGTGATTTATCATCCTGTATTCTTTGGCGTCTATTGCCACCGCCGGTTTGGTCACAGAAGAAACAGCAAAGAGAGTCCCTCCAGACCCTATGCTTACATAGAATCTGGATTGTCTTTTTAACTCTGGACTACCTGACCACCATGCCATTATTAACTCGGAAGCTTGAATTCATAATCATCATCAGAACCTAAAGAGAACTTAGCCCAGTCATACATGATTGTTAAATCGATTTCAGACAAATCTTCTGCATCGTATGAAAGTTCTGAGAATTGGATAGAAGTGATGAAAGGATTGTGAAGGCTCCACTTTTCTATAGTGTTTCCTTCGGCATCCAATTGGTGAATTTCAAACAATCCAAGAGCAGAGGTAGCCTTTGCTTTAGACATTGTTTTAAATCCATTGTCGCCCGTATAACCTGCTTCAGGAAATACATATCCAGCATTCTTAAGAATCTCCAGGGTCAGCCTAGCCGTATCTGGTTCAACTGGATCAACCAATTTTAAGTTGATGTCTTCCCATTTTACGCTACCAGGATATTTGAAAGTGTGACCCATGAACTTGTGCTCTTGTGATTCAACAGTCATCTTTGGCTTGTCTACGGATTTAGCCCACCAGATTACTTGGTTTGCAGAATCTCCACTAGCACCACCAAAAAGTACCTTAAATCTAAATTTTCTTTTTGGATCTTTAGCTGTGCCGCTTAGGTTTTCTCCCCAAAATGCCATAATATTAATCTCCTATTTTCTATTAATTAGTTTATTATACGAAATCAGCACCGGTATTAGTGATGACAAAGTCAACAACGATGTATTCGATAGCTCTTGCAGGCTTGATGTAAATCTTTGCATACATGATGTTTCTATCAACTAAATCAGCTGTAGTTGTTGTATCATCAAGAATTACCTTATAGTCACTAAGACCATAACGTGCTTTGACTGATGACATAATTGGTTCAACTTGTCCTTTAAAGCGGTTCCAAGTTGATTGAAGGTTTTGATCAAACAACAAGTTTCTTGAAATTCTCGCAACCTCTGCTTTCAAATAAAGAACCAAACGACGAACATTGATTCTATCCAAAGCAGATTGATCTGCTTGAAGAGTTTTTTGTCCGAAGATTACAACGCCTTCCGCAGGGAATGTTGCGATTGGATTAACATTTACTTCATACAAAGAGTCTCTCTCTTTTGAATCAAGTCTTTGTCTCGCTTGAATTACTTTAGGACCTCTAGGGCCGCCAAGAGAGCCCAATCCGCCGCGATTAAATCCGGCAGGGGCAAACCATAGCTCCGATTGTGCTTCGGACTTTCCAAAGGCTCCTAGGGCCGCTACAGAAGGTGGAACCCACACAAGGTTTGAGCCATTCAAGTTATCAGAGATTTGAACCCATGGATAAAAGGCACAACCGTAAGAAGAATCAAAGTTTCTTTGCTTAACGCTTGTCACAGCAGAGCTAACCGATCCCAAAGAGCCATCGGCAGAATCTGATGTTCTTCTTTCTGCAGTTGGAAGATAATCATCTTCAAGGTCAATGATAGCCAAAACATCTTTTCTAATCTCAGCAGCATCAATCAAACGATTAGTGATAACTGGCTTGCGAATACCCGGCATCAAAATCATATTTGCTGGAACAACTTCTGAATCCAAAACAGAATCAATTGCTTTATTTAGAGTGTAGTGAATGTGGTCACCGACATCATTTCTTGTGTCGCTAATGAGAGAGTTTCTCAATGGCTCTTTCTCTGTGATGTCGAAACCTTCAAATCCACCAAACAATGGCATCATGAATTGACGGACTCCCAAGTCAAGAAGGTCTCCAAATGTTCCCTTATTGGCACCTGAACCATCTGTATAAGCATCACCAGTTCCATCACCAACGTGAGAATCCGCGGTATAAGTTACAGTTGAAGAACCTGTTACGATTACTAAATCGTCTAAAGTAAACGTGAATGAAAGTTCGGTATCACTTCCAGCAACAAATGAACTTAGTCCAGCAGGCAACCTTCTCAAGTAATCACAATAGTCAGAATCGTGTGTATTAGAGGTGGTTGATACCTTTGGTCGGATTCCGTAATATGCTTTATAAGGATTAGGTGCTCCTCCCTCTACCCCATCTTGTCTCAAAGGAATTGAAGGGAATCTAAAGGAACCAGTGAAGTCTGTCAAGGTTGTGACAAATTCTTCGTTATCGACAGCTTTTGCAGTTGAGCCTGATCCTGCGATGAAAGCACCAGCGAAAGAACTATCAGGAGTTCCGAAAGCATTTGCTTCCGTTGATCCTGAGTGGATACAAAATCCTTTAGGTCTAACTGGGCCTTTGAATCCTGCTGGCAACAAGCCTTGTCCTGCGCCATCATAATGAATGAAGTCTTTTATTTCTACGTATATGTAGTTTGATTGGTTTTGGAATTCTCCATAAGTTCTATATCTCTTATCGGCATCGCTCCATTCCATGTATTGATCACCGATTTTCTTACCAAGATAATTTGGAGAATTAACATTCAAATCGCAGCCTGAAAATCTTTCAATTGTTTGACCAGACAAGTTCTTGACAGCCACTGTGAAAGAACCAAATTTGTTAACCAATGGGTTTACTGGCTCTCTAATTTCTTCAATAGCAATTAGATAATCTTTTTGTACGTCTTCTCCAACATGCAAAGACTTAAGTTTAAACAAGTCTTTTTGGCCTTTTTCTTTTTGAGAAATAACCCACCCAGTCTCAGCTTCAGCTGCAGCCTCTTTGTGGGCAGACCAGTTGGTTGATCCTGAGTGTAAAGGTAATAAAACACCATAGACATCACCAGCAGATGAAGATGCCAAATTCTCTACTTCACGGTTAAAGGTTTCTCCCAACCAATAAGTTTTTAATTGACCACCATCTGCAATTGTATTATTTGTTTCTGTATTTACTAATTGTGGATTTGTATTGAAAACATTTCTAATGTATTGAGAAGAGTTTCTGTTAAAATCAAAAGGAAGAGTTTCCGATCTGTTATTACCAGCATCATAGACTGACAATTTAAATCCATAACTATCAGCCGTACTCTCTACAAGAGCAGCTCCATAGTTTCCAGCACCCTGAACTCCGTCAGCTGCCGCACCAGAAAGTGCCAACGCACCAGCATTCGCATAAAAGATTGCAGCCAATGATCCGGTTTGATCTTGATTGGTTGAAGAAGATGCAATCAAAAATAAACCATATGCAGTTGAGTTCGATGCAACGTCTGTAGATGGCTGAGACCCATCCAGCTTCCAGCCTGCTTTTCCAGCATCAGTGGTTGCGCTTGAGTGTTGATCACCCGCGATTCTTACAACTGTAACAGGAGAGTTCTCAGATGCCAACCAAGCCTGTGCTGCATAAGAAGCGTATGTAGGACCTACGGTATTTCCCTCTCTCCAGACATCACCAGATATACCAGCACCACCAGGGACTGGAAGACCAAATACTGAAACATAATCATCCAAGTTTCTAATTCTTACAGGTTTGTTGGCGGGACCCCTTCTGGTTCTACCGATAATAATCGGACCTGCCGCTTCTGCTTCTTGTGGGATGAAGCTTTGGTCAATCTCACGGATTTCAACTCCGGGTGAAAGAAAATCAAATTTTTTAGCCATCGATTTATCTCCTTAATAAAATCATTTTCCTAATAAATAGTAGCCCTATTTTCCAAAATCATTAAAAGTCTCTAAAAGAATCGTCGTCTGATTCCCAAGGTTTTGAATCTCCGACAATTGTTCTTTCTCTGATGAGTTTCACTTCAGTGATTGTTTCTCTTACTGTTACTTTTGGGGCTTCTTCATTTTCGCCATCTCCAAGAAGATATCCGAGAACTTTCAAATCAACTTTTGTCTGAAACATTCTTTCATCTTCTCCAAGATTGGATGTGTTGTTGGACATACTTAGGTCGCCTTGAATAAAAGTTTCATACCTGTGTCCATTATATTCTGCAAAAAGTGCGTTAATTAAGCCTGTTTTTGTCGCAAATGGTGTCATAAGGTCGTTCATTTGTTGTTGGTACTCTGTTCTTAAGTTGATAGAGTAGTTTACTGTTACCCAAACTGGAATCGGCATGTAAGTTTCTTCATAGACAATTCTGTTGTTGTCTCGAGGGTAGTTTTGTTGACCATTGTATTGTCCGCTTTGAGAAGAGGCAAACTTTCTTGTTGGAGCTTGGGCAATTTTGCGAGAAACGAGTCTTTGATGTTTTTTATAGCCTCGAGGACCATTTGTGTCTGGGAAAACATGAGCTTGCCACCCACCTTTAAACGTCACATCTTTATTGAACCCGGTTCTATCAACGGTAATCAAAGGAAGCTTTAATTTTCCAACAGAATCTCTAATATCTTTGTCTTTTGAGTTTACTGCACGTTCCGGAGACATCCAAAGAACTGGGACTTTTTTAAAACCAGCATTTGTTCTTGTGTGCAAATCAAAACCATCATTAATCAAGTTATAGATTGCCATGTCGATTGTTTCAATCGTTGATGGTTCTAATGGATATTCTTTAGTTGCCATTGAAAACTCCGTCTCTTGCTCTAATACACTCGGCTGTTACTTCAAATCTTGACTCGATTTGGCCAAAAAGCTGTTTTGGTTCATTAATTTTTACTATCTCATAGTAAATACTTCCATACCTGACGAAATCACCTTCTCTAACGAATAGATTTTGGTCTTCTGTGAGTCTTCGCTTATGAAAGTTAACTTTTAAGCCAGTTGTTTTGTCGATACCTACACCTTCCATAAAAGAAGTTTCAACTCCGTTGTATTCAACAAGGGCATACACTCGAATTGGATGCAAAAAGTTTTTTTCTATGGCCTCGCCATAAAGAGGGTGAAAATTTGTTGTTTCCATATCAATTGGAAAATACAAAATCTGTTGTCCAACAACTCTTTCGATGATCTCGTCGTTGACTTGCTTAACAAGGTTCTTTTCTTTTTCTCCGAAAAACATCGGGGAAGGAGGTTGTGTTGGTCTTTCCCATTCTGACATTTAAATTACCCCACAAAAATCTTTAATGGAGTCTTTGCAACAATTGCATCCATGTTATCAACCATAGCTTTATCAACCTCGGCAAGTTTAGAATAAAGCATTTCATCCAATTGCTTGTTAAGTTCTTCTCGCAAAGCTTGCTGTTCCGATTGAGCTTGAGACAATAAGTCCGAGGCGTTAAGAGAAACGTTGTCTCCGGGAATTGGTACATTGCCTCCAAACTTTCCTCTAACTTGTCCAAGAGTTTCTTTCGAGAGAGCAAGGGCGAATCTTCTGATCCATTGTTGACCAATTGAATTAATGCTTTCAAATGGAATGTTTTCCATCGGCATAGTGTTCATATTGTTTACGCCATTTACGCCGTTGTCTCCGTTTGATTCTTCAAACGCATCATTGCCGCCAACACTAAATCTAAACCAGAATTTTTCTGGTGATACATGATGGGGTGCCGGATAAAGCTTTAGCTTATTATCTACAATCTCATACGAATAATGTGAGGTTCTCGTGTAGAGGTGGTCTTCGTATGCGATTGCTTGAGCTTTGTTTTGCCATGGTGGGATGACGTTGAAGGTTGAGTCATCAGCGTACTGACCGTAGTTATGAAAATCGCCCACAACGTTAAGGCCGCCATAATAGCCATAAAATCTCCACATTTGTCTCGGTGTAATGTAGTACGCCTGTCTAATCTTAATTCTTTTTCCGTCTCCAAGTGATGAGGAGAAAGGAAGCGTATTGTCAGCAGCTG